TTACGAATTGCATCCATCGCAGCAGTTGTCGCACCACCACGAGTAACAATATTTTTCGGCAAACTATCTTGCAATTCTTTTACAATTGCTTCAGCAGCCTCAAAACTCACAACACGAATCATTCGATGCAGAGTTGATTTTGGACGAATCAACTCTGCATCAAGTGCTTCAATTTCTGCTGGGTCTGAAAGCGCAAGTTGCCCATTTTCAAAAGCAAACCGTTCTTTCCTTCCCGCAACAACCATTGAAAATTTCAATTTTGGATGTTGCACAGAAATATACGTCTTTGAATTTTCATTCATGTCTGACATATTTGACTCCTTAAATTCTTTTCGAATACTTTAAATTATTTAAATTTTTCCAAGGATTTAAGATGTAGGTGCAGCAGCAATAGCAGCAAGCAACGCAGCCATTTCCGCACGCATGTTTGTTTCCCAGTCAGCACGAACGGCATCATAATCAGGATGAGCGCCCTGAACACCAGTCGATGAATTAGGAAACAATGCAAGAAAAGCAGCACCAAGAACTACAACTTCGGCTGCCGCAGTTGCATCAACAACACCAGTTACATCCGCATACGTTCCAACCGGAACAAGAGAAGTGATTGTAGACATATTTCTTTACCTCAAAACAATAAAAGATTAAAAACCAAGATCAAAAGATCAAGATTAAGACGTTACCACAGCAGTATCAATACCAGTATACAGACCACCAGTAACTTCAGCGCGATATTCAACACACATCTCAGAAGTCAAAACACCAAAATCAGCATCTGCTCCTGCACGTGTACCGTCCTTATCATAATTATCTTCCATTGTTCGCCGCAACCAACGCGTACGAATTGCACCAGGATGCAAGACCATAAGATCTTTTGTCCAAAGTGGAGATTCATTCATTAAAGGATGAGTCATCAATGTAACAGAACCATAAGGCGTACGCCACTTATTCACTTCCAAACCAAAATCAGTCTGACCAACAGCAATATCAATGGTACCTTCCAACCGCGCAATCTTATTGATAACACTAATTACAGTATTACCACAAAAAGCAATGCGTTCATTTGGCTTGCCCTTGATATTCTTTTCAAAAATTGTCTGCAAGAAACCATCCAGGTCATCCCATTCAACATTTGTAGACTGTGCAGTCACATTTGTCGTAATCTGAGAAAGAATACCATCCATCAAGCGGAAAGGTTTGGCATTCATTACACCAATATCCTTTTTACCCCAAATGACAGCACGTTCCATGTCTTCAGCGTGGAAAAGCGCAGCATCACGCTTGTTCTTTGCTACAAGATTACCAGTATGATATTCAACAACTTTTGCAGTACCAGTTACATCCCATGCATTACGGAAGTTCTGCATGTAATTGAAACGCGGATAACCAATATTCGCAACAGAAGTAGGTTTCGCAGAACCTTCTTCGTAAGCTGTGGCAATACGCTGACAAGGAACAGCAGTTGAAGAACCATTAATGGAAGTATTAGTAGTTCCACCAAGACCACGTTTAACAGTTGCAGAAGAACCAGTAATGGATTCAATGTAAACATACTCACCAGTAGTTTCAATCAATAAGATTGTACCAGCAACATATGAAGTCCCATCACCAAAAACAAGTGTGGTTCCAGTTGTAGCGTTGTTCGTTATCGTATCACGGCCTGAAATATGATTTTCTTCAAACCAGTGAACAACAACATCAACAGCACCAATTGATTCCATACCAGACGACAATGCAAGCAACGGAGCTGATCCAGTTGGATCAATCTGCAAAAGTGCAGATGCAAAATCCCCTTTTCGCGTACCTTGAATGTTCTGGTCGGAAGCGAATACACCTTTTACGGCCATGTTTAATTACCTCAAAATAAAATAAAAAATAAAAGAAAAAACAAACATTAAACAACAAACATCTAGATATTAATTGTCGATTCGCTTACGACCCCGATAAAAGATCTAAATAATAATCGTCATCAACTTTTGGTTGCGGGTTATTGCCAAATGGATCTTGACCAGGCCGCGGTTGATTAACAGGTAAATCCGTAAACTGTTCTGCACCAGCATTTGAAACAGCTTTAAAAAACTTTTCTACACCTTGAATCGCTTCACTAACGGAACCAGACTTTTCAATCATCTTCGTTAATACAGCTTTCGCAATCGGTGAAACATCAGGCTGTGACGTCATTGGAATCATTTTATGCATTTCCTGTTCAGCAAGATTTGCATTAACCGTTCCATTTGCCTGCTTAACAGCTGTCTCAACTGCTTCAGCTATTTTTGTTTCCATTAAACGGTTTGTATTTAATACAGCAGCTTTATATGTATTTGCTGACATATTATCAAAAGCCGCCTGAAGCGCTTCTGTTTTGCCTTCCTGTAATTCAGTTGAAATTGCTTGTAAATCTACATTTGCATTTAAATCCAAAGATGCAATATGCTGCTGCATCGCCTCATCAGGTGAAACCGTTTGTTGTGGAAGTGCAACAGGTTGTGCAGGTTGTGCAGGTGGATTTCCAGGTGAATTTTCATTTCCACTTTTAATATTATCCCACATATTTGTGTTAAGAGGAAGGTTACTCTCCTGGTTATTTTCACCACCAGGATCTGGATTAGGATTTACAGGATCAGCAGCCGGTGCAGGATTAGGCGCCGGACTAGGATTTGCAGCAGGTGCAGGACCACGATTAAAAAATGACATAATATTTCTCCAAATCAAAGATGACGTTTTTGAAAGTCTGTAAGTACAAGTTCAAGAAAATCTTGAAATTCATTTAACACTGATTCACGTTCTTTTAACACAGCAAATTTTAATTTAAAATCACTATCATTAAAAGATTCAGGATTTAAATCTAGACGTTGCTGTTTAACTGCCTCCTTTGCCCTATTAAGACATTGACGTAAAATTGTATTGTGTGGAACATCCAAAAGAATTGTTCGTTCTTCTGGATTAAGAGAACTAAATTCATATTGATTCATTGTCGATTTCCAAAATTTTAAGGGTATGACAGGAAAATTTGATCGAAGGGCAGATATAAGGCACTCACCGCCCCAAGGCTGATCCCCCGGCAAGCCGGGAAACCTTGGAGCGCCAAGGCAGTATATTTGCCCCGCTTACGCGCGATCAACCTGTCAACCCGTGAAAATTTCTCATTAAGCTGGTGCACCAGGAAGTTGCCCAGCTTGTTGTTCCTGCAAAGCCTGCTGAAACAAACCAAATGCGGCCTGCTTCTGTTCTTCACTCATCGAATCCCAGGCATTCTTATTCTCGAATTGTGTGAAATCTGAATTATCACCAAGCATTGATGTAAACCAATTGATGATTGCTGGCACATCAAAAGTTGCCGCAGCATCTTGATTCTGAAGAATCATATTCAGGATTTCTTTCACATGCATTATCAAAGCTAACTGATCTAATCCACGCAACCCAGCATGAATCTGGAATTCCAACATTGTTTCCCGGAACTCCTTCACATTGACTTCGATGATGTTTCCTTGTTCATCCAGAATTTCCATTGATTCCTGAAACTCAAAGATATTGTACATCATCATAGGCCGCGTTTTTGACAAAGCTTGCGAGTCTATGATTTTAGCGATCTTGAGATTGCGGCGATTTGACCCCTGCACAGTGGCGGCTGCCTGGTATTGCGTTGCGCGATCCAGGTTTGCAACTTGTCGCAATGTATCCGTTGGAAGAACTTGTTGCATGAATTGATACACGGCTTCAATATCCCGGAGAGCATACTGCGTGTCTGGACCGTCAAAAACCTGGACAAAGGCTTTTCGTACATCAAACTGTGTATCCGTTGTTTTAAATCCAATTTTCCCGCCTGCCAAATCCACATCCGGCTCTTTCAACCCGGGCAAGAAATGCTCATTGAAAAGCGTTAACCCACCCAGAGCTTTGCGGTTTGCACGCTGATGTGTATTCAATTGGAAACTTGCAAACCGCTGATAAGGAATGAGCCATTCCCCATAGGATTTTGTCTGCGGGAAAAACTGGTCATCCAGTGGCATTGCTATTCCAATCGGCAAATATCCATGTGCATTCTTCTGCGGAAAAGCTGCCGTAATGAAATTACCGTTTACAATTTCAATGCGCCAGATGGAAAACTCTTTCTTTGTAGAGATTCCAAAATCGGCTTCTTTTATCCAAATGTATTTATGGACAATCTCAAAGCCTTTGTTTGGTGCTGCATGTGTAATTGTGTTTGCAGAAAGTGTAGCAAACCAATCTGTTTTTGTTGCTTCAAATTGATCGGCCCGAATTTCCGGCCGGATTCTGTGATACGTTTTCACAGGAATGTCAAGATCAATGAATCTTTCAATATCAAAAATCTCATTCTGTTCTGCCATGCGTTCTAGTTGAAAACGTGTCTTGCGTTCAACACAGGCAAACCACTCGCCTTTTCTGTACAGTTCAGTTGGGTGGCATGAATTGTCAAACAAGAAATTATATGGATCAATTACATCATGCGCGTTACCGGAAAAGATTTCCTCATTTGGAATAACACGTGGAAGTCCGGCATCATCATTTGTTACTTTATTTCCTGTAACTGTTTGCCATTCCGGAATCCAGCCAGTGAAATTATACTTCATTGCGTTGAAAAGGCCAATCGCATAATTCGGATAATGCCCGAACAGTTTGTCATGCCGATTCATCACAGCTGCAAATCCGGCCGCAACTTTCTGTTTCTCTTTCGGTGCAATCGCAGAATAGATTCCTTCATCCGGGGCCAGGACGGAAAGCAAAAACGTAATCGCTTCGTCGATTTGGGAGACAATAAAACCCACCGTTGTATCTGTAGGTTTCGGGCCAAAGCCCTTCTTGTTGTCACTTTCCCGTTTCGCATCATCCGCGTCCGGAATCAAATACCCGGCAATTTCCCGGTCAATCCATTCAAACTTGTCAATTTGTGGATTCATGTACTCTTTTCCGATATCCAGGCGTTGAGTACAATGAGAAAGTAATTTGTTGTGGTTCTCAAGTGAAATTGAAAGTTCGGGGTTGAGTTGAACTTTCTGTTTAGGTTTTCCTGTTGCCATGAATTAATTCCTCTTAGATTGGCTGGTCGGGATACTGACGCTCCCGTTTATGTATTTATTAAATTCTATTAAATTGCAGATATTTCATACAGTGTTTGTGCCGGTGATGATTCAATCGGCATTATTTCTTTAATAATTTCATCAAGATATGCCGCTGTCATTTGCGGTCCATAAGCCGCCGCATCAATTGCATCATCATCGTTGTTCTTTTTCAATGGGTCATACATTAACAATTGCTGGGTCATCATAAACTCCCCCTCCGTTAATGCATACTGTCCGGCTTTGATAAGTCCGGCCCACGGTGCCAATCGTAAAACCTTTTGTTTCTTCCCCGTCGAAAGTGGCACAAACATCATTTGCGTTTCATCCATTCCATCCATCAATGTTAAATGCCGGAACACGAATTTCAAACTCGCCTGATATGCTTCATCTTCAATTCCGCAAACTCGCACGTGCCACTTTGTCATCATTGCTTTAACATGTGTAAAAAGTGTTACAGGATCAATTCCTGTGTACATCTCATATTCCACGATTTGCCAAAATGCGCCTGTCCAACCATGAACAACAAGTACAGTTTGATGTGCCCACGCCTTTTCACTGATTGCCAAATCCAGCGTTAAAAACCCGTATTCAATATCACCAGGAAGACAGGCCGGTGCATAGAAAATATCCTCCGCTTTTATTAATCCTTTACCGCGAGCCAACGGAAGATTCATCATTTCCGCAAACCAAATATCACTCATTCCGGCCAGCGAATACTCAACGAAATCCCGTTTCAGTTTATCAAGCGTCCACGCATCCGGCCAAAGCGGTTTTCCATTTGCAAGAATACAGCCATATCTTCTACTGTGCCAAAACTCCGAATTGCAATGTTCGTTTAAAAGACTCTTGACATTGATCATGTTTCCAAGGTGGATAATCTTATTATGAAATTTGTCAAGCGCTTTTCGGAATGGGCCATAGAACCACTGTTTAAGCTTCCTAAACAATGGTTCCGTAGCGATGTTATCATTATCTTCGATATCGTCGAGAATTGCAAGTTGCGGCCTTTTATTGTCAACATTGATTCCTCGCACTTGCTGACCTGCTCCCATTGCCCGTAAGATGCAAGTTTTGTCCCCGATTTTGAATATGTAGAATCCGACGCCATCTTGTTTTTTAATCCATTCAACTGGGCCAAAAGTTAGTTTGAAGTTATCGCTTTCGAGAAAATTAACAATATCATTGGTAGCCGGCACAGCAATTGTTGCCGTGTTAGACATGTACACAATGAAGCGGTAATCTGTAAATAGAAAATACCAAACCGCGGCCAATTTCGCCAGTGTAGTTTTTGCATGGTCACGTGGGATCGCACAAACAAAACGCGTCACCTCGCGCAAAGTCATTAAATAGAAAATGTCTTTGTGAAATTCTGGCACTGGAAACGTGAGTTCATCCTCTAAAAAGAATTGGATGAAAAACTCAGCATCGTGTTCCAGCGCTGCAAGGATATGCGCCTTGTTTATTTGGACTTGTTCGGACATTTAAACTATGCGTGGTTATTCTTTTCGTTGTTTTTGTTCTTTTCGTTTTGTGCCCGACGTAGTCGCTCTTCAGAAATGATCCTGTAAAGCCGGGCCGCATTTTCACCCGTCAAAACGGCATTGCTGTCAATAGCAGCATTTTTAGTCAGATTTTGCTTTGTGTTTGTGTTTGTATTCATTGTCGTGTCTCCTGTATTTTTTAAATGAAAATATATCTGAAATTGGAATTTCTTTCCAGTTCTGTAATTTTAATAGATGAAAAATTTCCTCTTCTGTTTCATATTTTTCAAATGGAGTTCCAACCCAACGATAAGAAGTATTTCGTAACCCCCGCATCTGCTGCGGATTAGAAACCCATTTCCATTGTTTTGGTGGTAATCCCCATTGTTGTGCCCAATATTGTGCTTCATGTTTTGCTGGTGCGATTAATATTAAAGTATTAGCATAATGAACTTTAACAATTTCCATGTCGTGTCTCCTGTCTCGCTTCGCTCGTGATCGGGCTACCGCCCTCTTTTGTCTTGTCTCTATTCTATCGTTTTCTGTCGTTTTCCTATCGTTTTCTGTCGTTTTCATTCCAGCGCCGGAATCATCCCCGACACTCCAATCCCTTGCAGTATATTAACTTCTTCTTCAATGTTCAACCCTTTCCTTTCAATCCCTTTTCCCAGCCCATCAAAAGTCTGGACTTCCTGCCCTTTTGGTTTGAACATCTTTTCGATTATGTTGGGCGCCAGAAAGTCATTATCTTTTTGCTCCAACATAACATCATTTCCCGCATCTTGCAATTCCCCTCGTTCGTTTTTCACTTCAAAATTCTGCTGAAGTTTATCAACAAACGTCGCATTCAATGTCAACGTAGTCCGCACATTTCCCTGCCCTACAGCAATTGTTCTCTGCCCGTGAATCCCCCGCCTCGTTGCCCGGTTCGCAACCTGCGCTACTTTGAGGTTGAATTCCGCATCACAATTGTATTCCATTTGCTGAACCAAATTCGCCAGACTTTGACTCTCAATCGCATCCCACCCTTCGTTCATTCGCATGAACCGTTCAATTTCTTCGTTGTTCGTTTTCCCCAGGATTTTCCCGTACTCTTTCCCTTCCTCCGTTTCCCGGTTCTGGATCTGACTAATTCTTCCATCCGTCAAATTCGTTGCCTTTGCAATATCGACATTACTCACGCCCATCGCTTCCATTTTGGCAATCCGTTCAAACAAACTTTTAGTTACAGTATCCATTTTCAATGGCTCCCAGTATCCATTTTCTCTTCCTCTTTTCTTCTTTCGTTTCATCCTAACAATGTTCCTAACCATTTTTGTTCTTTTTTCTCGCCTCTCCTATCATTATACACACATTTCCAGCCATTGCAAGCTATTTATCATTCCACGCACTTTATTGTTTGAGGAAGTTATTAACATGGTTAATAACCTAGTTTTGTTTTTTGTTGTTATTGTAATTTTTTGTTGTAATTTTTTTTATTGTTTAAAGTTTAGGGAAAATGCGTGGTAGAGGATTTATTGAGGGGGGCGCGTGCTCACAAATGGGGGGTAAGTCCCCCCTTCAACTATACAAAGCGAACCACCAGAAGGAATGCAATGACTGACTTCAATAGCATCCGAAGGATTCCTTGACGCTCTTATCAAATTAGTTGTGCGAAGCACTCATTGACCGAGCGAAGCGAGCAATTTCCCCTTGCAAAACAAGTACTTAGAACTACCAAGCAAAAAAAACCCCGGTATAATTAAATACCAGGGCTGTGTGAAATGAAACTGTTATTGATTGTTACAACGTAATCAGTGTGTAAATTGCAGTCAATGCGCCGATGGTAATAATTGCAATTAAAACGCATTGCGCAATCTTATCGTGCTTTGAGCAGTAACCCATATAGCCACCTTGTTTAGTCGGGTCCAGATATTCGGGTATGATGTAATGGACCATGATATTCTCCTTCAAAGTAGCGGCTGCTACCAGTCCAGCATTATGATTGCCAGAACAATGATAACAGCCGCGATTTTTAAAACCTCCTTCATATCCTGGATGTTAATCCATCAGTTTATCAAAGAGTTCATCGTCAAACTTGCCGAGATCCGCTTCAGTTTCTGCACGGGTTTCTTTCCAGTGGATCAGAATTGCAGGATCAAGGCTAATCTTATTCGCATAACCGATCATACGAGTAAGAACCTTTTCCCAATGACTCTGATCCGTGTTCGGATAAACCTGTCCAGCGAAAGGCGCGGACTCCAGCAGTTGCCGCAACAGCGGAACCGTGATACTCGTCATTCCCATTTTGTTCAAAACCTTGACAAAACCGGGACCAATTTCCCGATAAGTCACCAGTCCTTCACCACGGTCAACAGCTAGGAATTGTTCCAGCTTGTCCGGGAAAACGCCCAGCACTTTATCATTGCTGTCAGGCTTAAAAGCCGCTTTCAACTTGCCGAGAACCGCTTTTACGATAAGTCCAGAAATAAAATCCGGGCCCTTCGTATGGTTCTCATCAGCATAACTGGCAATTGAA